CCCCATTAAAGTTCAAACCCTATTTTCATTAGTACACACCTTTTGCAATCCTATTACCTCGAACTAATCAAAAATAGAGGGCTATACATTGTATAACCCTCATTCAAAAATTAACACATATCTGATGACAGTTCAGCGGTAAAAGCTGGTATAACTACATTCTCTAAACTGCTTGTTGGATAATTAGTACCGTCTAAGCACACAAATGATAATATTATTTTTCTGTTAATAACGTTAAACCTTACGCTCATAGCTCTGTTTTGACCGTCAGTGAAATGTCCAAAACACATTGTTGTAAATCGGCAACAATTATAACTATCATCACCACAAATATAGCCCTTATTAAATGTAAAAGCTTCTAAATCAGCACCGCCATAAACATCTAACGTTATAGGTGTTTTAATGTTAAACTTTAAAGCATCAAATCCCCAGTGTTTAACATTGTTATACATCCACTGTGTTCCTGTGTATTTTGTACCGCCAAAAGGTGTAATTTTATTCGTTCCTTCAAATTCAAAGGTATAATATTTTTTAACTACAGATACATTACCACCGTTTATAGCTGAAAGTAAGTAACTAGCCAATAAGTTTTGACCTGTTTGTGTGATGTGAATATTGTCACTCCCAAATAGAGATAAGTCGTGTAATATGAAATTGCAATTATCAATGAATCTTGCACCGTAATTTCCACATCTACTATAAGCATCTTTTACACCGCTCATAATATATGGTTTAGCGTTCATTTTGCACCCAATCATGCCAATTGATATTTGAGCGTTAGGAAATCTGCCTTTACAATAATCACAAAATATCTCAATCTGTGCTAATAGCGGGTTTATGTTATTGTAATCAAAACTACCATGCGCATCGTTATCGCCACCAAACACATAAATATCCGTAATAGAGTTGTCGTCAGGTGTAGTCAATTTTTTCATTGCTTCAATCCATCTAAATGCTGTTTCTGGCACATTAAACCCAAAGTTATTTCCACCACATATGAAGAAATTAGTACCTGTTGTTAGTCCCATTTTCTGCCTAATGATTTCAGTGAATCCTGTCACATGCCCATCTGGATTTGTCCCGATACCAATACTATCGCAAGCAATAATAATTTTACGATTAGCACGTATTCCCTCAATTCCCTTAATAGCTTCAATTTCACCGTTGATATTTGTTATATCATTGTTAACCTTTGTAAAATTGGTGTTTGTTTCATTTTTAAAATCGTTAAGAGCTTTATTTGTTTTTGTGATTTCATCTGAATTTGTAGCAATATTAGCACTATTAGTTTTGATATCATTTTCAGCTTCTGAAATTCTAGTTGGAATTGTACCTGTTGTTTTATTTTCCACCATAACATTATACATGTTATCTGTATTAACTGTTTTCATTGTAACGGTGTCATAGAAACTACCACCGGTTGCAGGTGTCGAATAAACTAAGTTAGCATCTACAACAAAATCATTACCATGAAAAATTTTCTTATCCGCTTTACTTTCTTCGTATTTGCGATAAATTTTTACATTATTATTTCCGTAAACCTGTTTACTATTGTAAGGGTAATTATACATTACATTTACAACATTATTTTCACCACTAATAATCAAAGGATCTTTAACTTCTTTATCGAGAATACAGTTGTCAATGATAGAATTATCACACCCTACATTTATGAACGTTTTTCCTTTAACATCTGATATAGACTTAAACATAGAGTTAGTAAGTCTAATACCTGTACCAGTTAAGTTAGCTGATTCTACAACTGCACTTTCAAAATAACAATTAGAAATGTCAGACTGTACTTTAGAATTTAATTTTACTAATGTATAACCATCAGTAAAGAAACAATTACTAATAGAACAGCTATCGCAATTAACATCAATAATGTCAACGTTGTTCACTTGTATATCACCATTACCGTCAAACCCTAACCCTGTTAATGAGAGATTTCTTAATGTACCGCTAATGATAGCTTTTTTAACTCCACCTCTAATTACTATCCTAGTATTATACCTATCCTGCCCATACATTGATAAAGTATCATGTAAAGTTAATTCACTGACTAAGTACGAGCCGTTTGGGAAGAATAGAGTCATACCCTCATGCTGTGAAGCATAATCAACGCAAGCCTGAATAGCTTGTGTATCATCTGCTGTTCCATCACCACTTGCAGGTTTTAATCCACTAGGCGGAAATTTAACGTTAAGGTTATAATTAGCTAAAATTTGTGCAATAATGACGTTAATATCACCGCTTTCAATGTATTCTTTGATTTTCTTTTCGATGTAATCTGGAATACCATTTTGTGCTGTAATAACTTCGTTAAGTTTGTCACAAACTTTACATAATAGTTCGTAGTAACTTAAACTATCGTCATAGACTAATGGTAGTACCTTTTGACAATAAAATCGCAATGTTTTTATAGCTTCATTCATGTTAAATTCCTCCTTTTACCACAACCCAAAAAATAGCTCATCAAATTCTTTAATAACCTGCATGTCAATATTCAAGAATGTTTCACGGTATTTCATGATTAGTGAGCTGTAGTTTTCTGAGTTTTGTTTGCCGACAATAGTTTCGATATAATCTTCTGTAGTGTCAACATTACCACTACTTTGTTCGCTATCTTTAGAACTACCACCAGTTTTCTCGTTAGCGTTACTGCTTACACTTTCATTTTCGCTTTTTGTGGTGTTAATCTTTCTGGCGTCTGTTAGATAAGTCTGGTTATCAACGCCATATAACCCACCTTGAGGTGTATCACTGAACAAGTTCTTTTCTTCTCCGTTTGCATTACTATTTTTATCACTACTTGTTGTCTGTGTTTTGTTTACATCTATGATAATATTTCCGCTTCTATTGCCTGTGCTTTTTTCGTTTTCATATCTGTTACGTTTTCTGGTTAAGTCAACATCATGGAGTGGATCAAACTTTAATTTAGCACTTTCGTATAACTGGTTATAGTAAGGCATGATTTCTTCCAACTTGGTGTTAACCCAAAGTTTCCAGATTCCTACAGTTTCACAGCAAATCTCTCTTAAATAATAGTGCTTTAAGATTTTACAACAGAGTACTTTTCTATAATCTTCATCAAAGAATGGTACTTTACTGGTAAAAATCTTGTCCCATGATTTTGATATAACATCATCTACTGAGTTAAATCCAACACTTTCATCTAACCCGCTATCAGTTTCACAAATATACCTAACCTCTGTCGTGTATTTACTCATTTTCTTCACCGCCTGTCGTTGCTTTACCTGCGTTATCTGTCACATCATCGTTACCAACCTGCTGAAAATCTTCACGATAATTAACTTCAATGTTAGTTCCAAACATTTTGTTAATTTTCTTAACAGCTTTACGTCTACTTTCAAGCCTGCTATATCTACTAGCAATAGTGCCACCTTGATTTCTTGTAACCTCGTCACTAATCAATCTTTCTTTCTTTTGAATATTGATATTACTGATTCCGAGATAAGTTAACGCTTCATTCCATATCTGTGTTTTTAACTGGTACAGTTTATCACACACATATGGAGCATTAGTGCTAAATGCTTTCAATGAGTTAATATCAAGATTATTGTCGCCAAAAATAAAAGGTGCATTTCCGTCATACTCTTTATATAAATTCAAAAGAGTAAGTCTTTGTTTTTCACTACCTTGTAACAGTACTGGTGTTTTTTGTGCGTTTGCGTTAACATCAATAATTCTATCAATATTGTATAATCTTCTTGCAAACATTTTAACGTCAAGAATACTGTTAGTATGCAATAAATTATTCCAGATAATGACGCTATCTTTATAAGATAGTAACTTCTGATAATTGTTGTAACCACTGTAAGCACGTCTTAATAAAGGATCACCATACACACTAAGCTTACCATTGGTAATGTTGTCTAAGCACAAGTCTCCTAATATATCGTCTTGGAAGTAAACCATGCATCCCGTTTCGAATAAATGTAATTCCAAATATCTTTCATCAACTGTATCTGGCAGGTTCTTCCATTCAAACATGGATATAGCGAGTTCTGTTAACCTGTTTAAATACTGCCGATAAGTAAGGTTATTCAACACCATACTTTCGTCAAAAATGTCATGTTTTCTTCGTCCCACTTTATCACCACCTTATTACACTGGACTATTGTCTAAGTCGTATCTACCAACTTCATACCCATGTTTCCAGAATGTCACACCGTTATCATAGATACTACAAATTTTTTTCATATCATCAGACGGCACACTTCCTGTCATTGTAGCACTAACAGTTTTCACATAGTTCCAATGCGGTCTACTGTTACGGTTAGGAATTTTTACTCTCTTAGTTGCGTAACCAAACTTAGTAAAGAAATCGTCAATCATTCTAGCATATTGGTAACTTACACTCATTCTTCCGCCATAAAAAGATTTTTTCTTACTTGCAATGTCTATATTACCGCTGTTAATGTTACCTCTTGCAACATCAGCCTTAATAGACGCTTTATAACCTTGTGATAGCATATTCATAACAGTTCCAACGCCTGCTAACACGCCTAAAGGTGGAAAGCTTACACCTAAAGCAGACAAACCTAGTGCTGATGCACCTGCCGTACCTACTGTTGCAATTGGTAGAGCATTTTGTGCAACCCATGCTTTGAACGAATCTGTAGACCAACTGCACATAGTGTAGTCGTCAAGAATTAACGTTTCGTTATTAAGTGTATCACTAACTTTTGCGCCTTTATACCCTTTAGGTCTTAGAGCAATCTGAATAGGCATTTGTACTGGTACATAGCACTCGAAAGCGTTTGCAAGATTATCAAAAAATTCGTATCTAAATTCAGCATTATTTTTTCCAGTTCCTACACTTAGAAAGTTATATGGGTAAGTGTATAACTTATTATTCCTAGGCTTATAACCATTTAGTTTGTCATTTGTGGTAACAGCTTTAATTCCAACATTAAAACTATGAACCTTAAATGAACGTCCTAAAATTTCACCCTTGTCTGGTATAGTCTGCTCTGTTGCGATAACTGGACACATATACATACCAACGATAGCTTCTGGTTTTTGATTAAAATTCGAGAGTGTTTTGTTTAAAGCATCAAGACCTTTATCAGTTGTGTTAAAAGCCATAAGTGTACACCCACTATAAATACCCTCTATCATGTTTCCACTAGGATCTTCTGCATTATCGCATATCATAACTATAACGCACATAGCTTGTAGCACAGGCGTTAAATCTTGATAGTCATTAAATACATATTCACCAGTGTCAAGGTTCTCTGGTATAATGTTAGCACCTATCTGGTCACTTTCTGAGTGTTCTCTTTCAACAAAACAATAATCTGGTGAACAGTCAAATAACCATGTTTGCATGACATCAATTTCAAAACTAATGTTAGATGTTACGTCATTCACATATTCAACACTTGTGATAAAAGCATAAAACCACTTATTACCATAAGCTGAATTTTGAAACATCATGTAGTTGCAATCATAAAGACTGTCAGCTTTAATGCCGACTCTTGCTACTCCTTTTTGTACCCTTTGATAACTGTAGTTATTCATATTGTACTTTGTCAACGCACTGAAATATTCGAACTGTGCGCTTGCATTGTCAAACCATAATGTGTGATCATATGTTGTATCTAGTGGCACATCTTTTAGTAACTTTATATTAGTCTGAGGATATATATACATAATAAATTCCTTTCTAACTGATGCGTGGCAGTAACTTAATACCACCACACACCCTTATCATTACACTTTTTTTAATGTAATAGCTGTGTCAACAGTTGTAGCACCAGTAATAGTCGCAGTAGCTGTGTACTTAGTACCGTTAATCTCTGCTACCAGAGTAATCTCTGTATCTAACTGATTGCTAGGAATCATAATGCCACCATAAGGCTGAACTGCGATACCTGCTGTAGTCAAAGTTTCGGTCTGAATAAAGTTTACATTGTGCGGTTCAAGGCTCTGACCATCTAAGTCTGGACTGATCGTAAATACCGTAGCAATGTCACTTTCGTCCTTAGCATCAACATGTGCTGTGATTGTTGCAGGTAATGTGATTGTAGCATCATCTGTTACAAATACACAAGCGTTAGCGAACGGTGAATTGGAAACTGTTTTCCATGTATGATAGAAATAATTCCAGTACAAACCAGATGCTACATACTTCTCTGTAAATTTGTTATTGTTGTCATAAACCTGAAACCAGTTTTCATCCAGAATAACAGCTTTTACATTTTTCAACAGTGCAAGTTCTTCAGTGGTAACTTCTTCGATACCATCAGAATTAGCTCTGATAACGTCAAAACGTTCATTGTCGAACTCTGACCAGTTATCAATAAGGAACAGTCTTCCCATAAAATCTGCTTTGTCCATGTTGAAAGCACTTGCAAGTACATTCACATCATACTGTGCATTGAACATAGCGTCCATGAAAATAACCTGTCTTTCTTTTGGTGTGTTTGTTTTAACGCCTGCTTCATTGAACTCACTCGACATAAATGGTAATAAGTTAGAAGTACCTCTGAACTGTACTGCACTTTCTGTAAGTACTTCGCCAGTACCGATTGAGATTGGATGCACTCTACCATGACTGATTGCTTTAATCAACAGGTACTTAAAGAGTAGGAACTCGTCATACTCTGCACCTGTGTAAACTGCATCAACAATCTTAGCAATAAGATTCTGTACACCATCAATACTAAGAAATGCCTGCCTTAAATCTTCGTCTTGAATGGTTACTGGGTACATCACACGCCAGTTCATCACGTGGAAAGCTGAACGAACATCTGGAATACTTCTCTGGAACTCTCTCTTCGGTGCTTTTTCTGCACTAAAGTCTACTGCTTTTGCAATTGATACAAAAATATCTTCTACAGTTTCACCGAACTCAAGATACCCTTTTTTAAGAATAGAATACGGATTGTTAAAGTTTGCAGACTGCACACGCACAATAGCAATTCTGTTTACAAGTGCGTTGATAAACTGGTTTGCGAAAGCAGGTGTACCGTAGATAACTTCTCCGACTTTAGGAATGTCACTTGCCTTTGCAACAGCAGGTACGTTCTGCTGATAATCATATGAAGCGTTCTGTCGGATAACGTTCATAATGTCAATTGTAGACGCATTAAGCGTACTGTTAGCAATTCTTCTAGCCATCTTTTAAATCTCCTTAAATAAATCTGAAAATGTACTTGGGGTATTATCTGGTTTTGGCTCTGGTTCTGATTCTGGTTCTGGTTCATCTGAGAAAAATCTTTCTGTGTATTTCTTTCTCCAATTTGCATCGTTTTCTTCATACTTGCTTTTCCAATCTGTACCGTCACCGTTTGCTCTTTTTTCAAAGTCATCCAGTGTGTCGGTAACATCCTCTAAAAACGAAATGGAATCGTCGTCAGGATTTTCTCCTAGTCTTGTTCTGAAACTTTCCAGAATTTCTTCTCTAGTTTTTACTGCCATTTAATCACCTCCTTTCAACTTAATAATGATATTTTAGCATCATCCAAACTGGCATTGATTTCTTTTTTGTAGTGTGCGTACCACCACCTCCACCACCTGCCGATAAGAATCTGTAGATAAGAACAGCATTGTTGAGTCTTTCGTCGACTGATAAGAACTCATTTTTTGAAAACCATTTGTTGATTGAGGTGTCATTAGCGTGTTTCGTAATAAAGTCATAACATTTTTCTGCATAGGTTACACGGAAATCCCATGTGTGGTCGTGTATTCCCTCCCAACCTACGTTAAAAGCATGAGTTAATTCAGCTAAATCTGTACTACTGGAAGTAAGAAAATCTGTTAACGTAGCATATTGACTAGCTTCATCTCTGGAATACCATACATTTTCGTGAATTAAATATTGAAGTTGCCCATTACCATCATCGTCTTGATACCCATTTTCTTGAAGCCATTCATGTAACTTATAAAGTCTACCATGCGTATCTCCACCAGTGTTTGTCCATTGTCCTAGCCCAAAACCAACATTTAAACTCGTAAATGAACTAACATTCTGTCCTTCCCACATTCCTGGGTTTACACCACTTTCCTGCCACATATTGCCACATATTGCTGATACAACGTATGCACTACATCCGTAACCAGATGCACCACCATCACCGTATCTAAATAAACGTGGGAATGATGTTTCGTAATTTTGATTTCCTGTTGTTGATCCTATGCTAACTTGATGCTGTAATGGTGCATTGTCTGTGTGCGCCCCCATGAACACACCTTTTCCCTTACCACCTTTATAGCACATTTCTGTATGGGAAACTGAAAGACCAATGTCACCTGATAAGTATTCGCCACTTGCATCAACTTCTTTGAAACCTAGTGAAAGTAAAACGTCTGCTTCGGTATAAGTTGTAAATGCATTATATTTTGGCGCGTAATTCGGTGTTGTAAATCCACCTGCTAAGAGTGCGTAGTTGATAAAAGAACTGCAATCGTAATATGTAATGCCACCTACGGTCTGGGCGTTTCTATATGACTGACTGTATCCCACGTTAGGGGCATTACACGTTTCGATTGCCCATGAATAAGCTTTGTTTATGTCTGGCATTGTATTAACCTAACATCTGATTAACGAGTTTTTGAATCTCGTTATAATCATAACCCGCTTTTTCAAGTCTGTTTTTTCTTTCTTTTCCTACGCCCCATACACCTTTAATAACTTCTCTTGCAACTTCACCGTTCGACTTATAACCACCTTTTGTAAAGAGTCCATTTACATAGCTTTGTACTTCATCATATTTATAACCAGCTTTTTCTAAGAGTCTTTTTCTCTCGTTACCTACACCCCATTTACCTGCAATAACCTGACGCGCTATTTCTTCAATCGTATAAGCTTGATTGATGTTATTGTTTGTACCAGTAAATCGTAAGTGTAAATCCCATCCTAGATAATAATTATAATAGGAAGTAATCTGAATTTCTTTACCTGTCTGGTCGCCAGTTTTACCACCTGTGGCTGTTCCTTTTTCGTTAATTGACGCTTCAACTATCTGGTTTTCGTTGATACTCATACATACGTGGTTTCCTCTGTTTAAATGAATATCACCTGCTTTCCATGGTGCTTTGCAATCGACAAAACCTGCTTTTCTTAACTGTGATTCTAAGTTGCCAGTCCATGAATACGGTGAAACAGCAAAACCTGCATAGTATAACGCTGCCCCTACCAGTGAACTACAGTCATAATCTGGACCGTTTCTGTGCTGTTGGTCATAACCATGAATATTGTCCTTTGCTGTGTTAATCATGAAAGAAACAGCTTTGTTAATGTCAGCCATTTGTTACTCCTTTCTGGTGTTTGAAACGTGAAAAAGTTCCATAAGTTTGCTCGGTAAAAGGTCTGAGTTAATTTTGGATATGTTTTCTAGTATTGAAACTAGCTCGGTCGTGCATACATAAAGGACAATAACTGGTAATATTGCTACACCTAGTTTGAACCCTATAACACCACCGTATTCATCAACTAACCATGCCGTAAAATAACAGAAAATAAAACCCACTTTTTTAAAAAGACCGTCACGTAGTTTGGTGGATTTAATGTCTTTATTTTTTATGGCTGACACGATTCCGGTTAGTACGTCTAGGGCGTTAAACCCTAACGCTACAAAGATTGGATATAAGTTTTCCATGGTATCTCCTTTCTTATTTAATTCAATTTTATTATATCACAATACTTGCTAAAAATCAATGGGTGTGTTATAATTAAGTATGGAAAGGAGTTTTTTGATATGCCAAAATATTATGACGGTACTAAATTATTGTCAATGTTAGATATCAACGGTAACAAACCAGAAATCTATATGGTTACTTCCAACCGAACCGCAGGAAAGACAACTTATTTTAGTAGACTATGCATAAACAGGTTTCTTGATAAAGGCGAAAAGTTTGGACTTATTTACCGTTATAATTATGAACTTGATAACGTGGTAGATAAATTCTATAAAGACATAGGCAGTCTTTTCTTCATAGGACATACCATGACTTCAAAAAGACGTGCGAGTGGAATCTTTCATGAGTTATTCTTAGACGAAAAAAGCTGTGGGTATGCTATCAGTTTAAACAGTGCGGATCAGTTGAAAAAATACAGCCATTTATTTGCTGATATTTCTAGGCTAGAATTTGATGAATTTCAAAGCGAATCTAATCACTATTGTCCTGATGAAGTAAGAAAGTTCATCAGTATTCATACGTCTATCGCAAGAGGACAGGGTAAACAGGTTCGTTATGTACCTGTGTATATGATTGCGAATCCTGTCAGTCTTATCAATCCATATTACACAAAAATGGAGATTAGTGCTAGACTGCATAAAGATACAAAATTTTTACGTGGTGACGGGTTTGTATTAGAACAGGGATTCAATAAATCAGCAAGCGAAGCACAGAAAACCAGTGGATTCAACCGAGCTTTTAAGAAAGACAGTTATGTTGGATATAGTAGTGAATGTGTTTATTTGAATGATAATCAGAGTTTTATTGAAAGACCTACTGGAAAAAATAAATACCTTTGCACACTTAAATATAAAGGTTGTGAGTTCGGTATAAGAGAATTTACTGAGAATGGCTACTTATACTGTGATGATAGACCAGATCGCACCTTTGGCTTAAAAATCAGTGTAACTACCGACGATCACGAAATCAATTATGTTATGTTAAAACGTAACGATTTCTTTTTGAATAATCTTAGGTATTTATTTGAACGTGGTTGCTTTAGATTTAAAGATTTAAGATGTAAAGAAGCCACATTAAGCGCACTTAGTTACTAAGTATATCTACTCATGCGATTATCATTGAGAACATAGGATAGCACTCTTGAAAGTATAGAGCCTGTGTTACTTGTCGTTTTCGCTGAACGCAATGAATAACACATGAGTTACAGATATAAATAAAACAGAGGGTAAGAACTTAGTTCTCCCTCTGTTTTTTACTATTTGCATATAATGAACACTCTATATATGTCACTCTAGATGTTATTTCATACCATATATTGAATTTAATTTCAATTTAATTAAATTTTTCTCGTCTTTACTTAACCACTTTATCCATTTCCCACAACTAGCACAATATAGTCCTGTTTGACTCCCTTTTTTCATCATTGCAAATTTATTACTACCACATTTACATTTCATATCTTTAAATTCAAATTCCATATTTTTTACCTCATTTCATATGATGTTTCTACGAGTAATACACCACCACGTATTCTCTTTGGTCGTAATTTTCCGGGTACTTTCAATCCTATTTTAAATGAACTATAATCACGTTTAATAGGGTTGTTATCTTTATCGAACAGAAATTCTTTTTCATCATCACTCCATTCTTTATTTTTATCTGCATCACCTGCCAGTGATAATTCAAATAAATCTTTACAATGTTTTGGCATACCTGCACATTTTATATTGTTGTATGGTTTTTCAATTGGAATTAGATTTTCAGCAACTACGTGTTCAATATAGGTTTTCTGCCTTGTGAATATTGCTTTATCCCAACATGATTCCAATTTCCAACAACAAAAGTTTTTATCATGTACCTTGATTCCAACTATTTTTTCTGGTGGTAAATCACAATGTATGCTATCTGTATCTGCATAAATAAAGCCTGCTTTATCAACACCATGGAAGTTAGCCTGTGCCGATCTAATAGTAAAGTTTCTTGCATAACTTGTGATAGCTGAACCGACAGGGATATACCCTGCTTTCTTGTTTGATTCTGTAACAGGTAAAAATCCAATTGTTTTATCATCTTTCACATATGCCAGTTTAAACGATGAATCTTTACTAGATGCCATTTTTCCATAAAGATTATTAAGAAAAAGTTTAGCCAACTCACGCAATGCACCTTTACTAACAAGCTTCTGGTGCTTGTACTTTTCTATGTATTCATCAAAGATACCTTTCAAAGCATAAAACCAACATCCATCCAGTATTTCAAAATCAACTAAATCATAGTGGTCTTTCAACAACTGGTAATCTGTCATTGTCAAGACTAATTCAACCCTTGTATCTCTTAATATACCGTCCTTATCTTTATAGAATGAAAAGTAAGAATCTGTTTTACTGTCATAAATATCTGACGATTCAAGTGCTTCTGTACCTTTATATAAGTAAGAACTTTTTATCTGGATAAATGGCAACTTATCTTTCTTAATATAAAATCTTGTTTTAACTCTAACAAAATAATACTTATTATCGGCTATAGCTTCGTCTGGAATATAGTTTCCTTTCCAGAAGCAAGGTTTACCAACTGGATACCTGTTTCCCGATTCCGACGACATCATAGAGGGGTACAGTGAATTTACGTCAGCCGTAGTTCCGTTTGTTTTTATTTGGTTCTCTTTACCTTTTACTAAATAACACCAACCACCTCTGTATGATTTTCTTATATAATCTCCTGCGTTTTCATATGTGTATTCTATAGGGTTAATACTCACATTATACACGTCTGGAAACATTTCCTTATACTCTAACTGGTTCTTGACTGATTTCTTACATATCTCTTTGTATTCTTCCAAACAACAAGAACCTATAGTCAGCTTATCATGCCCCTCATTGAACATAATTTCAAGTGCTTCTTTAACAACAAGGACATCATTAGCAATGTATTCTTTTTCACTGTCTGATATCTCACACCCTGCATATCGAAAACCTGTGTATTCCATGTCAAGTTTCTTATGCTTTGTGCCAAAATTATCACCTATTCTTTTAACACTAAATGGTAAAAGCTTTAGTGAATCCCTTATTTCAATAAAGTGGTTATTCACCTTTATAATAATAGTGTACCACATTCCTTTATCTGATATACTATATTTAAAGGAATTATTTTCCATAAATTTTTCCTGTAACCACTCTACCTCATTTATACGTTCACCTTTTTTTCTGTATGCTTGTTTGAATCCTTTATCTATCATCAAATATGATAACCAGAATGAACCATCAAACTTTAAGTTGTGATAATATGCTACGATATTACAATCTTGACTTACAAAGTAATTAAACTGTTCATCAATCGAGTGAAATATTTGAACATCTTCTGTGAATAGTTCTACCGAAGCAGACGCCCATACCTCTGTGAACTCTTGTCCTTTGTAAACAGTTGTTTCAAAGTCGCACATAAAATATCTGTACTTTTTAATCTTCAATGGTATAGCCTAATTCATTAAACTCGAAAGCGTCAGCTAAGTCCATTTTATACTGGTCACTTGCGCTAGGAAGTGCATTTATAATTCCTGTAGCGTAATCTTCTATCGCTGATTCACTGTCATACTTATTTTTATTGAAATAGTAATGTAAATCTGGCGCTGACAAGATAGCTTCTACTACATCATCTATACCCTGCTGAGTTATTAACTGGTCAATTAAAGAAGTAACTTTATCAGTTATCTCTTTAGGATAATGTGATACGTTATTTTTTATGTCTGCTATTACTGTCCTATTAAACATTCCGTCGTCACCGACTTTTAAATCACCATTTTCGTTAAAGTTCTGAGGCGTTTTTGGAATTGGAATAGCTTCACTTTTTAAGAAATCTGGCGTTACCTTTTTCAACTCATTGGTGTAACGAGTTAACTCTGCACCTTTTATTCCTTGCAATTTTAGTTCTCTTTCTGTCGGAAAATACAGATCGGTGATAACTCCTTTTTTGTTTAATCTTCTTATGTAGCTGTTGATTCGGTTTCTGTTACGTGTATAAGCTGATACTTTCTTTTTTCTTTTTGCCATGAAAAAACACCCTCTTGTCTAAAAAAGCGCGTACCGATTAAAGTACACGCTGTTAATATTTGTAGGTTACTTAATACTTTCTACATCTAACTCACAGTTGATAAAGTCACGCCCTGCTTTCGTCTTTCCAGATGTTTTTACGATTGTAAACGATTTACCTTTCATAATATTTGAAATATCTCTAATCGAACGTTTGAACGTTGCTGACTGACAGGAATATACTTTCATTTCTGGTGTAATTACTGAAAGAATTTCTGACGTTTCACCAGTTGCGTCTTTGGTGTCGTCGAATGTCAAAAAACCGTTAACGGTGATACGTGTACCATCTGGTACGTCTTTCATTGAAGTGATTGATGGTGCAATCGTCATAAAATATTGTTCAATATCTGTAAACTCTCTACTGCAAGCTTTAATTTCTATCATATTATTTTACCTCTCTTTTTTCTGTTATTCTGTTACGTTTTCTTCTGCTACTTTTCTAGGTGGCTGAACTTCTGCGTGTTCAATAAACTCCTGCTCTGTCATGCCATAAAGAGTTTCAATCTCTTCCTTGTCAACAATGTGTACCGGTTTCAAAGTTTCCGTTTCAAGAACTTCTTTCACTTTCTTAAGAAGCTTTTCGTCGTCCTTGTAAGTACGCGGAACTACTACAGACCTGTTACAAGGTTCTCCTGTCTCAATGTCTAAGCACATTACGTTGACTTTTGTTGTGATAATTGTTCGTGTTACCATTGGTACTCTTGCCATGTTTTTTCTTCCTCTCTTTCTTTATTTTTTAAAAACGTCAAGATATAGTTTAGTGCTATAAAGCACTAGAGCAGGTGACAGGGATTGAACCTGTTTCACGTGAATGAGCGATGATAGGGTTTATTTAAGATTCACGCATTTTACCAATAAACTACACCTGCTAAGGGGGGTAGGTGGCGTAGTTGGTTTGAAGCCTACACCACCTATGGCAAACGTAACTTGGATTTTTATTTATTACCTTGCTACAATTATATAATAGCATATGGTGATCTAAATGTCAAGTATTATTTGAATTTTTTTCGAACAAAATGCTTATCCAAAATGAACTGCTTATATTGATTTTTGATCGTGTCTGCTACGATTTTCGCAGTCATATATGAACTGGCTCGTAATTCAATATGTGGTATAGTTGTGTGCCAACATAAACGGTGATTTACATAGATGTCTACCACAAGAGAACCGTATACAACTGATATGGTTACTTGATCCTTGATGCCCTCTTTAATCATTTCCTTTACTAACTTTACATAGTGTTTACTCATTTTTGTTCCCTCTTTCTTTCTGGTTTTTATTTTAATTAGTTCCCACACCTTGTTAGTGCTAAAGGGTGTACAGTGTTGAAACTGTAACCGTGTCAACCACGCACCCTTGTTAGTTTTGACTAACTTTATACATTCTTAGAATATGTAAATTGATTCAACACAGTCAATTCGAAATGTACGGTTGATGCAATCTTGTTTAATCGTTAATACACGTGAATCAAGTGAAAATGAATCTGTTACAAAGTGTTCACCGTCTGCATATTTGTCTGCACCTTTAAAACTAACCATAATGTCTACTGTGTTTTTGTTTCTCATACTATTCAGCCTCACTTTCTTTTCTAGCATTTCTAGGTGGAAGAACCGTAGCGTATCTGATGAAGTCCTCTTCAGTCATTCCGAGAAGTAAATCCTCTACAGTGGCACTATTGATGTTTACAAGCTTGAATGTATCGGTCTGGAAAAGCTTCTGTAGCTTTTTGAGTAATATTTCATTGGTATCATAAGTACCGCCGATAGTATACTCACATATCTGTACTTCTGCCGTTGTGACATCAATCGTCATAACTTCTGCCGTTGTCTGTGTTACTGTCCTTGTTACCATTTTTTCTCTTGCCATAATGTTACCTCTTCTTTCTAATGTGATGTTATTTGGTTTCTACACCTTTGTAGGTGCTAATGGGCAGACAGCGTTGAAACTGTAATCGTGCCGAACCACGCGCCCTAGTTATTTAGAATTCATATCCTTGTTGTTTTGCGTATTGAAATGTATATTCATTCACAAAAATCATTTCTTTTATTTCATCCTCCGCATAGACAAAAGGTACGTTATCTTCAAATATTATTACAGATCCATATGTAAACTTTATACCATCACACTCGTCAAACTGCGAATAGCGACCATCATTAAACTTTATAAATATACTCATATTAGCTCCCTCCTTATACTTCTCTGTAAGTTACACGTTCTTTACAACCGTATCCACCACGTCCATAGTCGTGATCAAACTTTGAAATATGCTGTGCTGACGTATTGGTGTATTCGTAAACACCTCTTAGAAAGTCGTAGCAAGTGTCTGTTTTCTTTTCAATAATTGCTACTACTGTATTGTAACTACGCAATACATAGAAACTAGGTGTTTCATACACGTATGCCTGACATGATCGAAGTCGCTTACCTACACTAATTGAACAATAGTTCAATTCCTCATTGAAACGATCGACCGCTTCTAACACTTCATTGTTAGCTTGTATCTGTAATTTTTTACCAATTCTCATGATAATACCTCCTATTTGTAACTAACTATTTTCTTTCCATACCTCGTATAACAATGACCATGCTTGATTGAGCTTTTCGCTGAAATCTTGCTTACCGCATTCACGTTCCATTTTAGTTGTCAAGTCAAATACTTTATCCTCTAATTGCTTTATGGTTTCAATGTTATCCATGTAAAACGCTTTTCTAGGTTTCATATTGCGATCTCCTTTCATTTCTTTGTACCTTTATTATACCACACCTTGATAAGTTTGTCAACCCTTGTTTTCACTTTCATATGTTATCTGGTATTGATCCTCTTTCCTTACCTTGTAACTACATTATAGCACAGGTGTGACCACTTGTCAAGTACTTGTATGCAACTTTTTGGGGAGACTGGGATCGGGGTTTGAACTTTAATGGGG